CAGCGCTTGCCCATGCATACGGTACGCCATAGAAATATTGCAGAAATTAATAAATTTATCGTATGCTTCCCCCGGTGCTTTGACATTACTACCCAATGTTGTCACTTCAACTTGATGAGTAGGGAGTACTATACTTTTGAATGCTGTTGGATTCTTACAGAATTCTCCTAATGTTTCGTTTTCCTCTTCGGTAAACGAAGCGTCTTTGTCTTTAGGTGTGAATATATTTTTAGGGCTTACGACGATTTCGCCTAGCAAAGACCACATTTTTACTTCCTCTTTTTTTACCCACCAGTAATTATATATGTCGTTATAAATTCCCCTTCCAATTGGGTTGCCAAATTCCGCATTATATGTCATCGATTTAAATTTTCTCATATCGAGAGGCTCTTCAAGTCCGATACACTCATTGATTAAGAATCCGCCGAAAACATTCATCATTAATTGCCACGTGCCATCTTCTTTTTGCTTATAGCAAAATTTTGATGGCGGCCTTACTATCAACCCTCCTAAATCCTCATCAAGAGTCCATACTATATTCCCATTAAAATTATCGTTCTTGATAATCAATTCAGTAAATGAGTTTCCGATGAAAATAGCCGACAGCATGTCTTTGTGCTTATTGCGCAATTTCGCAACCCTACTGAATGCGTCCATTATGAATTCGCGTTCCCCTTTATCATCGGCATCCGCTTCATATATTTGCTCTTGTCCGAGAATAGCAGCGATGATAGTTTCTTTTAGACCGGCTAGCGTCGGGTCTGCAGAATCCATTTTTCTGACAGTCTCCTCTTTTGTTAAGAAGTTTGATCTGATTCCCAGCACTTCATTTGGATCATATGGCATATCGTCAAGCCACCCAGATATACTCATTTTGTCATTTATGAAAGCTTTGTTGATCCCGGTTTTTAAATTTTTGGTTGTTTCTTTTTCGTTTGGCATAATACAATTATATATCTGTTTTTCATATTTTTCAACAAATTGTTAAATTTTAACGATTTAAAAGTCTAAACCTTTACTTAATTCGCTTTTATACAATTTCGGTTTGTTCTTTCCACTCTTGACAATCGGATTAACGTGAGCTAATACAAAATATCTCAATTCATCCATCGCATGATCATTTTCCTTCACAATATTTCCTTTCTTATTTTTTTTATACGATGAAAATTCCCTGATAGTATTGCGGCATTTATTTGAGAAGTATATTTTAGCACTGCCGAGCACCGGCTTTAGTGATCCTTTTACTTTTGAGATACCAATCTCTACATCATTATTTGCTCCAACAGTATTAACTCCAACACTATTCCATTCTATCCGCAGGTCCTTTCTTGACGGGTCGCATACCATGCCAGACTGATCGATGTAATCCCACCATGGTCTCTTTTTTGCTTCCGCTATGACATGCTGGTTATCGGTTTCGCTCATGTATATTTCGTCAATCTTAACCCATGCATTCAGCTTCCTATCACTCCTATAATCCTGATATACTCCGATGCAAAACGGATGAGTGCCCCCCCAATCTGCCGATAGAAACACACTTTTACGCGGATTAAAGTCTATACTTAATAGGTGCACGTTAGGATCGAATTCATCCTTATAGATCAAATCAGGGGAACCGACCTTGTTGCAGAACCATTGAACCTGTATCGTATAGAGAGATAACATGCTCAATTTTGTTAGGAAATCTTCTATTTTATAGTACCCGGTCGCAGCCTTCATTTGTTTCCCAGGGCAAAAGGTAGTCAATGGGCAGGTAGAGCATTCATATAATCCGGCACAAGATTCTAATGTTTCCCAAACGCACCACTTGAATATTTTGGCTCTATTACTCTCGGTTGCTTTTCTTATTAGACTATCCATATTTCCGTTTGAGACGTGATTTGTTGATGATATGGTTACCTGGGCAGGTACGCCATGCTTATACTGCGGCTGTGAAAGAGACATTTCTAATACATCCGAATCCATTTCGTCAACTTCGTCAAGGTTAAGGGATTGTGGATGAGGCCCGCTCACAGATTTGTTTGATGCTGAAAGTATGTAGACTTTCGATTCGTTTTTGAACCTTGTTATCTGCTTTAGCGTATCCCCTTCGACATATTTACCAATAAGAGGTTTGTCAAATCCCTCATATGTGCCGATGCCCCAAAAATTAGACATCGCCTCATATGCTCTTAATGATTGCGCCTCTGATGCTCCGAGTATTATCGCCTCTCGTTTCGCAAAAATTAGAGATTTAAGCCAATTTATTAAGGCCAGAAAATAAGTTTTGCTTCCGCCTCGATTAGCCCACGCGATTACCTCAGGATAAACGTTCAATAACATTTCCGATAAATAATGAAATTGACTACAATGATCTTCATTATCGCAAATGCGTTTCGTCGATACTTTTACTGGGAGTATCTGGTAATTTATCAGTCTTTTAACTGATTTTACTGAATTTATTCCATTCTCTATGTAGTGCCTAAGCGATGCATATTTTTTAGCGTTACGATAGGCCTGCTTCTCCTTTTCAGTTAAGTTCATGCAATATGATAGTATTTTAATCTAATTATGTCAATTTACTTCTTGTTCATGGCATCTTATCTGCCAACTCTAAGACCTCTTGATACACTTTTTCTATTTTATGGTGTGGTGCATTTTTGCAATTTTTTGAACGGTAGATTTGTTTTAATGCGCCGATTTTTGCATTATAAAAATAGATTATAGACAAAATCTGGTTATTATGACCAAATCTCACCTTAAGTAATGTCCCCGGTAATCCTGGTTCAGTTTTATATTTTGTTATTTTTATCATTCAATCAGTTAACAGGTACTTCTTTCTCAATTTTTCGCCCTTCTTTTTCCCAGCTTCCGTGAAGATAATGCTTGTGCCGTCCGGATGAAGCTCAATAAATTCCTTTTCCTCAAATTCGTTCAGAATTTCAAAAGGGTAACCTTTCCAGGAACGGAAAATTTTCTTCCCGGGATTACTAATTGATTCCTCTTCGTAACCCTTCAGATATTCCAACAAAAAGACCAATTCCTTCTCTTTCTTTGCTAACTTTCCTTTTGAATCTTTTATTTTCATCTTGTCTCCTATTGATTAGATTAACATAACCTCCTTGATTTGTATTTTCATTCTGCCAACTCACCACGACTAATACTGGTAACATCCATGAATTTTTCTATCATTTCGATGTATGTCGGCGATAGTATACTACCAGTCTTTCTTATTTTATCGAGTGTCTGCCTTGACACTCCCAAGTTGCTTGCTATCGCGCCATACCTCATCCCAATTTCATGCTGTGCCTTAATCCATAACTGTACTTGTGTCATTTTGTAACCTCCCCAGGGGCCAGCGGTTCCCATTCACCGCACTTCTTTGCAATTTCATTGCGGAGCGAATCGGTAAGCCCGTCTTTAGTATCGCAGGTTATTACTTCACACGTTTCGTACTTATCACAGCGTGCGCAATTAGTACCCGGGCCCGGGTACAGATTAATTCTTTTTGGCCGGAAACTTTCTTTTAATACTCCCATTATTAAGACTATCTGCCTGGCAATGGGGCGCATATAACAGTCAGTAGACAGTTTCCTTATGTCTTTTGCGCGCTTCACCACATCATTTATAGCACTATCATACAGTGCTTCAGTACTATTCTTTCCACAGCCATTTAAAAGGACATCAGTCATTATGCCCATTTTCAAAAACTCTTTTAATAGTTTCATTTTGCACACTCCCGCATATTCTCCAAATTAATTTCCTTTATAAGGCCCGTGATGTCCTCAACTAACTTCACATCCTCTTCGTCCCATAGATGAATCAAGGTGCGATAACGGTGTAAGTACCTATGCGGATCGCCGATAATGTTGACATTCCACAGGATGCCATCGTGCCATATTCTTTTAACTCTCCTATCGTGAACAGCAAGCCACAATAGAGCTTTCTCAAAAAAACTACCATAGCACATATAGCCAATCACTGTGCCGTTGTGTTTTAGTCCTACGATGTCATGATCATATTTCATTTTACCTCCCCTTATTTCGTATCCCAGTTAAATGTGGGATTATTCAGCAACTCCATATCTCTATCGCTTATCTCCTGATCAGCAGAGTAATAGATAGCGCCTGTCCAGCATTGCGTATCATCATTATACTCAGCATGAAGGATATTTACGAAATCAGGTAGAATAATATCACAACACCTTACTTTATTTCCGTCAACCTGGAAGTTTATTATCCAAATACCGTCATATAATATTGAATCGAGCTGGAAAGATTCAAACAGGATATCGAGCGTTGTCAATCTCAGTTCTTTGAATTTTTCTGCCAGTTTCTTTTCGGCTACCGCCAAATCCGCGTGACGCATCTCGACCCTATTCTTTGCATCTTCCAGTGCATTAAACGCATCAGTAACATTTCTCCGCAATTCTGTTATTTCTTTCATTACTTGTTTCATTTTGTCCTCCTGTAATTTTACCCCATGCAAGAAAGCACGTACTTTTTTAATGCTCTTACCGATGTTATAATGCCAGAAACCATCAGTTCAATTTCATCATTCCCTGTAATTTCGTTAATATCCACCTCATCATTCCCTGCGATTTCGTTAATTTTATTCGCGCAATTTTTTATTTCTTCCAGGTACCCCTCAAGTACCGCTTCCTGAAACATAACTCTTTGTTGTTTCATTTTTATCCTCCTATTAATCAATTTACCTCCGAGGCCGGATTGCTCCGACCTCAAAGTAAATCACTTAACCGAGATACTTCTTTTTCAGCTCTTCCGCTTTGCGCAGGCCAGCTTCAGAAAATACCACGCTTTTGGCTACGGGGTGCTGGGTGATTAACTCACTCTCATCCAGCACATTCAGGATACCAAAATGGAAACCCTTCCATGCCCTGAAAATTTTCTGTCCAGGAGTCTTTCTGGATTCCGTTTCCCAGCCAGTCAAATACATTAACAGCAAGGTTAACTCTTGCACATCCTTACTTTCTCTAATTTCATCGTCGTTTTTTAACATGTTAATCCTCCATTATAGCAGTTCCGCTATTTCCTTTTCTTCCCATGACAGCAACTGAGAAAGCCAAATGTCCGCCGCACTAAGGGTTGCAGGATCAAGAATCCTACATCGTGGATCATCTTCCACAAAATCCCGATTTCTGCAGGCTGATCTGAAATTTTCCAGGGTATTACTCCAATGGACTATAGAACATCCATTGTTATCCTTGTAAGGAACGAAAAAATGATAATTCTTTTCTTGTGAGGAAACGAATCTCCCCTTTGAGTCTCTTTGTTGTTTCATGCTAAACCTCCTGTGATTAATTAATTTACCTCCGAGGCCGGGCGAACCCGACCGCAGAGTAAATTGACTAACCGAGATATTTTTCCATAAGCTCTTTGGCTATAGTCTTACCAGCTTCCGTAAAAACAATGCTTTTGGATTTGGGATGCTGGGTGATGAGTTCTTTTTCGTCAAGTTCGTTCAGCACTTCAAAGGGATGGCCCTTCCATGCCCTACGGATTGACCGCCCTGGGTCTGTCCGACAATCCTCTTCCCAACCTGACAGATAAAGGACAAGCAATGTTAATTCGGTAAGTTGTTTAGTTTCTTGTTTCATAATAACCTCCTAATGGCATTTGTTATGTCTCGTTATTATGCTACCTTCCGGGGTAGCTATTTCGTCAACATTTACCCAGCCACACTCTTCCCCTGGGCGCAGTTCGTCTCCATCGTAACCATCTACGGTACGGATGAACACGTCTTGACCGGTCTCTATAGCTTCTTTTATTTTTTTATTGTTTTCTGCTTCAATCATATCCTCTCTTTTTTTATTTTCCTCTTCCCTGGGAGATACTATAGAAATGAGGATTTCTTCCATGGTAGCAAGCGACATCACTATTTCGCTTACATAACGACCTTTGCCCCTCAAGTCATCGTACTCTTCGAGTGTAACATCAATCCCAGGAATGTCAATATCAAGTTTCCCAGATTCGAGATTTCCCAGACCCTGAAAATACTCATCAAGGCTTTTTACTATTTTATCACCACTAAGGCATTCATCGCTCCAATCGTTTAGCAACTGGGACTTGAAGGGATTTCTCATGTTTCCCCAATCTGGTTGGTTGCCTTCACCACCAACCATGAAAATACTGTTAACCCTGTAATAGTCTCCGTAATAATACGATAGAGAAAGCTTGCTACCCCTGAACTTTTCAATTCTTTTTTTATCTATTTCATCTGCTTTCTCTTTCTTGAATACATCAACAGCCGGCTGGTCTCTATCGACTATTTTTATCGATATCACTTTCCCCTTGAATGACCTGGGAACTTCTATGGCTTTAATGGCTTCCTCATAAGGAACCCTAACAAACCAACCATCAAATCCGAATTCCTTACCGATCACGAATTTATCGAACTCGAATTCAAACTTTTGACCATTTTTTGTTTCCGCTGTTAGTTTTTTTTCGTTCATAATAACCTCCTAAGTTATTAGATGATAACTCCCGGTTACCATCTACTTATATTATACATAGAAAAGGGTATTTTGTCAACTAATTTATGAATTTATTTTTATTTTGTTTGACCTTTCCAATCAATCGCTTTCTGGCTCTTCGTCCTTAAATAACTTATCGA